AAGCAATTAGGGTTGCTTACAAGCGAGACCTAGGACAAACACAAGATGATATGGCACAATTAGAAGATATTCTTGATGCCGTAGGACATTCTGATTGACAACTATAACAATTAACTGTAAAATTAATACATGAGTTACGTAGACGCATTTCACGACAAAGATCGCGATTGCATTCAAGTGGTAGAAAGACGTGGCAGTGAACGCTCATTCACTGAGTATCCTGCTCGTTACACATTCTATTACAAAGATGTAAAAGGTAGATATGTGAGTATCTACGGCGATAAACTTAATCGTATCAGTGTAAACACACTTAAAAACTTCCAAAAAGAAAAGAAGATACACGGACACAAGAAACTGTTTGAAAGTGATATTAATCCTGTGTTCAAGTGTTTGGAAGAGCATTACATCAGCGAAGATGCTCCTAAACTGCACAAATGCTTCTTTGATATTGAGGTTGATTTTGACAAAGACAAAGGCTTTGCCGATCCGGCTGATCCGTTTAATCCTGTGACAGCTATTGCATTGCATTTGGATTGGATAGGCAAAACCATATGTATTGCTCTTAAACCAAGCAAAATGGACACAGAACGTGCCAAAGAAATCATGGCTGGCTTTCCAGACAGCATACTGATGGACAATGAATCCGAACTGTTAACTACATTTTTGGATCTCATTGATGATGCAGATATATTAACTGGTTGGAACTCAGAAGGTTTTGATATTCCATACATGGTTAATCGTATAGCAAGAGTTCTTGGTAAAGAGCATACAAGACGTTTTTGTTTGTGGAACAAGTATCCACGACAGAGAGATTATGAAAAGTATGGCAAAGATCAAGTAACATTTGATTTGTATGGTAGAGTGCATTTGGATTATCTTGAACTGTATCGCAAATACACATATCATGAAATGCACAGTTATTCTCTAGATGCTATTGGTGAATATGAACTCAAAGAACGTAAAACAGCCTATGAAGGCACACTAGATCAACTGTACAACAATGACTTTGAAACGTTTATACAGTACAACAGACAAGACGTTGAACTGTTGGTTAAACTGGATGCAAAGCTACAGTTCATTGATTTAGCAAACGTGTTGGCACATTCCAACACAGTTCTACTTCCAACAACAATGGGTGCGGTTGCAGTTACAGACCAAGCCATTGTTAACGAAGCACACAGACTGGGTAAAATTGTTCCAGACAGAACAAGACGTGGCGAAGAATATGCGGCCGCTGGTGCATATGTGGCCAATCCAAAACGTGGTTGGCATGAGTGGATTGGTTCAATTGACTTGAACAGTCTATATCCAAGTATTATTCGTGCTTGTAATATGAGTACAGAAACCATTGTTGGACAGATAAGGCAAACTCGCACCAATGAAATGATTGAAGCATCACCTAGTTTAGCACAGGCTTGGGATGGCAAGTTCAATGCATTAGAATATGATTTAGTAATGAACAAAGATGTTGTTGAACTAATGAGTGTAGACTTTGATGATGGTAGACACATCGAAGGCACAGGTGCAGAGATATATGAACTTATATTCAATAGTGGACAGCCTTGGAACTTGACTGCAAACGGCACAATATTTAAAACTGACAGCAAAGGTATTATTCCAAATCTGCTGGAACGTTGGTATTCAGAACGTAAAGAAATGCAGAAGAAAGCCAAAGACAATCAAGCCAGCGGTAACAAGATTGACTTTGAGTATTGGGATAAACGACAGTTGGTTAAAAAGATTAACCTAAACAGTTTGTATGGTGCGATCTTGAATCAAGGCAGTAGATTCTATGATCAACGTCTTGGACAATCCACAACACTAACAGGTCGTTGCATTGCAAGACACATGGCATCGCAACTTAATAAGATTATTGCAGGTGATTATGATCACAGAGGTGAAGCTATTGTGTATGGCGACACAGATTCTGCGTATTTTAGTGCATATCCGTTACTAAAAGAGCAAATTGAACAAGGCGAGATTCAATGGAACAAGGATACTGCGATTAAGTACTATGATGCAGTTTGTGAAGATGTCAATGATACATTTCCAGGATTTATGAAACGTGCATTTAATGTGCCAAAGTCAGTGGGCAAGGTTATTGCCGCCGGTAGAGAAACTTGTGCAACTGCTGGTATATTCATCAAGAAGAAACGTTATGCAATTATGGTATATGACAACGAAGGCTACAGAGAAGATTCAGATGATAAGCCTGGCAAAGTTAAAGCAATGGGTTTGGATCTTAAACGTTCTGATACTCCTGAATTTATGCAAAACTATCTTATGGAATTGCTGGTACTCACACTCACAGGTGGCACAGAAGATCAAGTGCTTGAAAGTATTAAAGAGTTTAGAACTGCTTTTCGCGAACGCCCAGGCTGGGAAAAAGGTACACCAAAACGTGTGAACAATCTAACTAAACACACAAAGGTGTATGAGAAAACAGGCAAGTGTTCAATCGGACATGCACTCGCCGCCATTAATTGGAACAAAATGTGTAAAGTAAACAGTGATGCTTATAGTTTGCCAATCACAGATGGTATGAAAACTATCGTGTGTAAACTGAAAGATAATCCTCTTAAGATGACTAGCATTGCATATCCAATTGATGAAGCAAGAATTCCTAAGTGGTTTCAAGATCTGCCATTTGATCACGATGCTATGGAAGACACCATTATTGACAACAAAGTTGAAAATCTTATTGGTGTTATGAACTACGACTTGGGCAGAAGTAAACTAAAAAACACATTTGAGGATCTTTTTAGTTTTGAATAGTGTTGACAAACACAAACTAATCATGTATAATGAAACAATTACAAACCGGAGACGAATATGAAAGATACAATATTTGACATTGTTAAGCATACCGCAGGGCTTGGATTTATCGAGCAGGTAAAGGTAAGTGGTAGTGCAGAAGAAACTACACTACAGGCCGCGGACACAGATAGAACTGTGGTGCTTAATGCAAAACTACACAAACCTGTAACTGAATTTGATGGAGAATTTGGTATGGGTAACTTGGCATTCTTAAATGGTATTTGCAGTTTGCCAAACTACAAAGAAGATGATGCTAGTGTTGAAGTTAGCAGAAGAGAACGCAATGGAGTTGAAACTCCAGAGAGTTTGAAGTTTAAAGATGGTGCTGGCAACAACGACACTTATAGATTGATGAGCAAAGAGATCATCGAGCAAACACTTAAAACACTCAAGTTCAAAGAACCTAACTGGGACGTAACATTTGAACCCAGCAAAGCAAAAGTAAGTGAACTTACACAGGTTGCTGGTATCTATGGTGGCATTGAACCAAACTTTAGTGTAAAAACTGAAGATGGTAACTTGATTATTACACTTGGTAGTAGTGAAGGTGGCTTTTTAGGTAAACGTACATTTGCAAACAATGTAGATGGCGAAATTAACGAAGGCTGGAGTTGGCCACTCAATCAAGTGTTAGCAATTCTTAAACTCGGAATGAGTGGAATGTGCAACATGAAAATTTCAAGTGCAGGTGCATTGATGATTTCAATTGATAGTGGACTTGGTGTTTACGATTATATTTTGCCGGCGAACACTAAATGAAGCAAGTAAATTTAACCGAACGCAACAAAGACTATGCAGTATTCTTGCCTAGTATCAGTGGCTTCTATCAAACTTTTATTAGTAAGCAACAAGAAACTGGCAACTATATTGAGCAGGATCGTATTCCTGCTGAGTTTGAACGTGGCATAGAAGGTTGTAATTTTTTAAACAAAGATCAAGCCTATTATGATTATAAATGGGCTCTATATAGTGCCGGACATGCTCAACTTGATGTTACAAAAAGTAATGTAGAAGAACGCATGATCCAGCAAAGAGATCGCCCAAATACATTTATATTGGGTGACAGTGGTGGTTACCAGATCGCTACAGGTGTTATAAAGTTTGATTGGCCAAACTTTTTTGAAACGCCAAATCAACCTAACTACGTAGGTGAAGCCGATAAACTACGTCAACGTATACAAAACTGGTTAGAACATACTGCTGATTACAGTATGATCATTGATGTGCCTAGCTGGGCCGCTCGTCCTCCTCTCAACAAAAAGACAGGTCTTAGCAACATTCAAGAATGTTTAAAAGCTACACAATTCAACAGTGACTTTATTATACGTAACAGACTAGGCAAAACCAAGTATCTAAATGTGCTACAAGGCAGTGATGATCTTGAAGCAGATTTGTGGTATGACGAAGTTAAGCATCTGCCTTTTGAAGGTTGGGCAATGGGTGGTAATAATATGCAGGACATGAAATTGTTTTTGCGTAGAATGATCAACTTGCGAGACGATAAACTGTTAGAAAAAGGTGAGCGAGATCTTATACACGTTCTAGGAACCGGTTTGCTAGAATGGAGTGTAATGCTTACCGCAGTTAAACGTAAACTTCGCGAAACTGTCAATAGCGATCTGGAAATCATGTTTGACTGTGCATCGCCTTTCTTGGCAACTGCATATGGACAAATGTACACACAACATGTACATCAAAATGATAGGTTCAGTTATATCATGGACAAAGCATTAGATAATAAAAGTCTTGCTGAAAGTAAGATTCCGTTGCCGTGGACAAGTCCTATTGCTGAAAGATTAAACATGGGTGATATATGTTGGTACAAACCTGGCATGTTAAATAAGTTAGGTAAAGAGGGCAAAACTAGTTGGGATAGTTTTAGTTACTTCTTAATGATGGCACACAATGTATATCAACACATTGAATCAGTACAAAGAGCCAATGCACTTACAGATGCAGTAGTGGCAAGCTCTGATGTTGATTTGTATGATTGGCAAAAGAAGTTAAAAAGTAAAAGTAAAATAGGTGAACTTAACAAGTGGGTTCCACGTAACTTGGTTTACTTTTATGAGCTTGTAGACAGAGTGTTTGAAAGCGAAAAGCCAATGGACGTGATTAATAACAATAGTGCATTGCTTGAAGAACTCAGTAAAAACAAAAGACACACCAGCACAAACACAATGATGGGTGCATTTTTTGAAGCCGAGGCAACTGATAATGCTGACAGTACAATGGAGTTCGACGAACAAGAAGCTATGGAAAAACTTAGTGAGGTTGTATAATGAATGATGAACTAAACATGTCAATTCGTAAATTTCTAAAACAAGTTGGAGTTACTTCTCAACAACAAATAGAATCTGGTTGGAGAGATAAAGGAAGTCCAGAAGGTGTTAATTATAAAGTGAAAGCAGTTTTAACAGTTGAAGACTTGGGTATTGAACATACTATTGAAAGCGAAATAAACGATGGACTTAAATGAGTTATCGATCAAAGAACTAGAGCAAAGATTTCATGATTTAAAAAAACAAGTGGCCAAAATGGAAAGAGAACGACAGCATACTCGTGATCCAGACCATAAAGCTGAATTGAGAGATTTAAAAAAATCTAAGCTAATAGTAAAAGATATGCTTGACAAATCTAAAAAATAGTGCTAGGATAATATTATGATTACAGAAAGAGTTTACAAGGACAGGGCTTATGGCCCGAAGACAGACGGATCTATATCTATGTTTACAGGCAAAGAAGTAGAACATACACCAGCACATGGTATGCAAACATTATTTGTAGTTGGTCTACAGCCGTTTGATGACATTATCAACACGGCAAAAAAACACAACTGTGAACACATTTACTTTGGTGCTAACATGAGTTACATCAAACAAAGTCAAGGCTGGACACCTCTTATTAATCGTGTGTTGGATGAAACTGATTATTGGGTAACATTGGACTACAAAGTCAGTGATGCTAAATTTGTACAGGTACAAAATTTTAATCGCAGTACAAAGTATATCGATATGATAAGTGTAACTGTTCCTAACATTGACAGTTTGAGTGCAAATGCTTGTATCAAATTAGATGATACAGGATTTGATGAAACAAATAGAGGTGTATGGGTTTGGAATGTAAAGAAATTGCAAGACGACTCGGTGTACACACCTTGGTCTAAATATTCAGAAGACGAACCTATAGGAGATAATTGATGGTTAAAAAAATTAGACTCGTTGACAAACCTGATGGTGATGTAACGAAAACCACTAGCAGTGGTGGTGGAGATGGCAGTAATCCTGCACTTATGGAATTGCTAAAGAGCATGGACTGGAAACTTTGGGAGTTGTTACAGATTGCTCAGCGATGGGAAACAGGTCAGGAACTGGCAAAAAAGGCAGAAGAAGATGACACTAAAAAGTCTGAATCTACCAAATGAAGATCCTGAACCAGAACGTTATTATGAATGGATGCTATGGAAAGGCAGGCAAGAAGATAAAATGAAAAAAACACTACAAAAAACTTCAAGCATGATATGGGTAACATTCCAAAAAGAAGGAATACACAAATATCCTGCCGCCTTAGAAGATCCTAAACTAGCAACAGGTGATGAATATGATGTGTCGTTTTTAGGATATCCACACAGGCACATATTTCATTTCAAAGTTGAGATTGAAGTATTTCATGATGATAGGGACATCGAATTTATCCAGTTCAAACGTTGGTTGGAAAAACTGTATTCCGAAAAAACACTTGAACTAGATTATAAGAGTTGTGAAATGATCTGTGATGATCTTGCACAACAAATCAATAACAAATATCCGGGCAGAAAAATTAACATTACAGTAAGCGAGGATGGAGAAAATGGTGCAACCATTCAATACACGATATAGAAAACCCAAACGGATCAGTTTACAGGATATCAAATACGATCTCCTAAAAATTATTGAGCCGTATGATGGCGTACTATATGGTGAACAAACCTATGGACTTGTTACAAATTTGTTTGACAAGTACTTGGGTGATTTAAAAAATTGGCGTATGATTGCTGATTATACGATTGCAAGTACTGAAAGAGAAAACAGTATCACACTTGATGTGGCTGTTAAACTGAGTGCTGATCGTAGTCCTAAGAAACTAAAAATTCACGTAGGGCTTTATAAAAGTAACTGGCCCAATGTGAAAGCGGAGGCGGCATGAGAAAACTGTTTTATATGGGCTTGGAGCCTTATGAAGGCAGGTACACTCTACAGTTAGAAGAATGGTCACGTAGAGCATTTAAAAAACGTGGTCTTTCATGGGTTAGTGTGCCTGGCACAACTATAGACAACACAAAGTCAATACAGGTTGGTCAGGTCCTAGATGCACACGGGAGAAGTTATTTTGCAATGTCGCAAATGATGAATCTCGTACAAATGATGCGTAATGGTGAAGTAACAGGTGAAGACTGTGTCTTTTTTGAAGATATGTTTCAACCTGGTATGGAATCACTTCCTTACATTATGGATCAAATTCCAGCAGAACAACGTCCTAAAGTTTGGATACGTTGTTTGGCACAGGCAGTAGATCCAGATGATTTTGTTCATGTATGGGGCATGAGCAAGTGGATGAGCTTGTATGAAGAAATGTGCAATGAGTTTGTTACAGGCGTGTTAGCAAGTAATGAAGAAATGGTTGCACACATGAAGATTGCAAACTGGAAAGCACCAATCTATAACGTAAGTGGACTTGCATTTGATAAAACAGAAGTACAACTAAGAGTAGGTGAACTTAAACCTTGGGCAGAACGTCAAAACAGAATTGTGTTTGCGGCCAGATTTGATCAAGAAAAGCAACCAGACTTTTACATGGATCTTGCAGAAAAGCATGAACAGGTTCCAGGTATGAAGTTTGCTATTCTACAAGGCGGACCACTTAGATCCAACAATCCTAAATTTGTTGAAAGAGCGAGAGCTCTTGCTGATAGAGGGGTGCTTGAGATACATGAAAATCTGCAGAAGAATGATTACTATAACATTGTAAATGACAGCAAAGTTATGTTCAACTGTGCATTGCAGGATTGGACAAGCAACACAGTCAGTGAAGCAGATGCATTGGGTTGTAATGTACTGTTTCCAGCATACAGAAGTTTTCCTGAAATATTTGCAAACGATCACGAAAGACTCTATGTGCCTTGGAGCATAGTAGATGCATTCAACAAACTTGTGCCACTTATGGAAAAGCCACACAGAAACATAGGTAAGATTTCAGATTGGACCAGTGCAACCATAAGTAGATATATCGACATTATGGAAGGTAATGGCGAGTATTGGAGACGAGACACTAATCGCTATAGAGATTATGTAGCAGAGAGGAAATACTAATGAAAAAACTTTTTACAATTTTTTGTTTTGTAGTTGCAGGATGTCATCCAGTGAATGCATCTGAGATACTTGCAACTATTGTTAACATTCAACCAAATTACTATTGGGAAAAAACTAATGTTCCTGTAGAAACTTGTGAGAATGTTCAAGTACCAATCTATGGTCAAGTACAAGGTCAAGGAGCCACCGGTGGTGACGTACTTGCAGGTGCTATCATTGGTGGTATATTAGGTAAAGCACTCACAGGTGACGACAAGGGTGCAGGGTTTGGTGCTCTAGTTGGAGCAATGGGTTCAGCTGAAAAGAAAAACCAAAGCAGTCAAAAGATTGTTGGTTATGAAACTCGAAAACAATGTGGTGTATTTTACCAAGAAGAATCAATCCGTAAAATTAAAAACTATCGAATCACTTATGAGTGGATGGGCATTAGAGGCAGTAGTTATACATATAACAACTATAGCATTGGTGCAAGAATCCCTGTAAATGTTTCTATTAATGCAAAGTAATACATGACAAATATATTAGTAACAGGTGCGTCTGGTTACATAGGCAGTATTGTATGTGCTGAACTGAATCGACGTGATCATAAAGTAGTGGGTGTTGATAGAAACGCACCTGCCACTCCAACAGATAATTTTTATGAAGCAACTTATCATGATGATTATCAAATACAAAAAATACTACTGAACGAAGAAATTGAAACTGTGATTCACATTGGTGCTACCAGTTTGGTTGGCCCAAGTGTAAAAAATCCAACTCAATACTATGAAAACAATGTAGTTGGCACTAAAATATTAATGGATGCCTGTGTGTCACAGGGTATAAAAAAGTTTATATTTGCCTCAAGTGCCGCCACATATGGTGATTTAGATTCAGATAGTTTAACAGAAGACACAAATGAAACTCCATGCAATCCATATGGTTGGAGCAAACGAATGACTGAAATCATGTTGCAGGATTATTATACTGCCTATGGTTTAGCAAGTGTTAGTTTTAGATTCTTTAATGTAGCAGGTGCAGGATATGGATTAGGGCAAGTAAAAGATGCAACACACCTAATTGCAAGGATCATGGAGAATCCTAAACTTAAAGTTTTTGGCGATACATATGATACGCCAGATGGAACAGCCGTAAGAGATTATGTGCATGTTAAAGACGTAGCTAGAGCTCATGCCCTAGCAGTAGATTACTTAAATAACATTTCAAACTGCGTAAGGTTAAACTTGGGTAGTGGGAGAGGTACTAGTGTACTTGATGTTATTAAAGCAGTCGATAACCAAACTGACTTGAATGTTAAGTACAACGTTGAAGAACCACGTACTGGAGACCCGGCAAAACTGGTAGCAAATATCAGTAAAGCCAAGGACGTTCTTGGTTGGGAACCAGATTACGGATTGGATAAGATTATTCATTCGGCGTATAATTGGTATCACAACAAAGACGTATGAGAGACATCCTCGTCTATAACTCGGAGAAACCTAGATGAAAATTTCAGAAACTATTAAACAAAGACTTGTTGACGCAGGTCAACGATTTCATTCCAACGACAACATCAGTGAGTACATCAAAGAAGGTGAACTTGAACAATTACAAGAAGAAGTAATGGAGGCATTTCAAGATGTCTTGAAAACTTTGGTAATTGACACTGATCACGATCACAACACAGAAGATACTGCAAAACGTATCGCAAAAATGTATGTGCGTGAAACATTTGGTGGAAGGTATGCACCTCCTCCCAAAGTAACCAGTTTCCCAAACATGGGATACAAATCTCTTTACACAAGTGGACCAATCAGTATTAGAAGTACTTGTGCTCACCATTTCCAAAACATCGTAGGTAGATGTTGGATTGGCATTGTGCCTAATGGTGAAGTTATTGGACTTTCCAAGTTCAATAGAATTGTACATCACATTGCTGAACGACCACAGATACAAGAAGAGATGACAACTGAAATAGCTAATCAGCTACAGAAGTTTGCAAAAACACCACACATTGCGGTGGTAGTTAAAGCAGAGCACCACTGTATGACGCATCGTGGTGTAAAAGAACATGAATCAGATATGACAACTGCAATCATGTTAGGTGCGTTCGAAAAAGATCCAGCACTCAAACAAGAGTTCTATAACATTTGTATGAGTATGAAGGGTCATGGCTAAAAACCAAAGAGAGGGCCACAAGGCCCTTTTTTAATTAGGGTGAAACATTTTTTAGTTAAAGAACACCCATAAACCTAAAAGGAGATAAAAAAAATGAAACTATTTAAATCTTTAGCAGTTAGTGTAGTAGCATTACTATTCGCAACAACTGTACACGCAAAAGAAGTAACACTTCTTATGGATTGGTTCCCCCAAGGTAACCAAAGTGTTTTCTGGCAAGCTATGTTAGATAACGACGAACATGATCTAAAAATTATTGTTAAGCCAGGTGGTCCTGGTATTAACACAGCCGCAATGACGGCCGCTGGCTCAGTTGAATTTGGTCTTCAAGGATCAGATTCTGTTATGTCTGCAAACGGCAAAGGTGCTGGTCTTGTGGCAGTATTTGCAAATTTGGATCACGTTCCATATACACTAGTATTTCATCCTGATCAAGGAATCAAATCCATTAAAGATCTTGACGGCAGACGTTTTGCAGTTAAGATGGGCGTGACTTACTGGAAGTGGGTAAAGAAAGAGTACGGAGTAACTGCTGATGAATTTCCACTTAAAGGCGACTTAGGTCTATTCGCTAGAGAAAAAGAAATGTTCCAACAGGGCTATTCACTTTTCCTACCTGCTAGATTGGCCGCAAAAGGTGTAGAAACAGATCAAATCACACTAGAATCTTTGGGTTACAGACCTTATAGTGTGTTGTTCACTACACAAAAAATGATTGATGAAAATCCAGAACTTGTACAACAAGTGGTGGATAGACTAAGAGCGGCTTTTGCCAAATCTTTGAACAATCCTGATCCGACTGCAGATCTAATTCTTTCAAAATCTAAAAAAGTTACAAGAGACATTCATATGGGTGCTATTGAACTTATGAAAGCAGACTTCTTGCCTAAAGACTACAGTAAACTTGGCTGTATGACATCTGCTAGA